CAACTGATTATATAGTGGAATTTAAAAATATAGGTGGTACAATTACACTTTTAGGAACTCAAAAACAAGGATCGTTAATTGTTACAGAAACCTATCAAACAGCCAGATAAACGCTAAATATTGACATTTATATAAATTTTCACTATTTTTGTATAAATCAATATTAAAAACATGCCGATCAATGAACGGATCAAAAAAAGGCGTGAATATGTTAAAACCAGAATAGATGCAAGAAACATCAACATCCATGCCGAAGTAAAAAGGATCGCCCGTGACCTTTTTATATCTGAAAGGACTGTTTACAGGGATTTATATCATTTAAATGTCAAAAAATCGACTAACTGACATGCTGGTTATTCAGCCATTATAAAAAAATCTTCTGTATTTCACTGTTTAAAGCAAAAAGCCCGGTTTCCGGGCTTTTACTTTTACTGACATGCTGGTTTTTGCCTCCCTAAATATTTGTAAATCAAGCAAAAAGATTCGTAAATTTAATGTTCAAAATTTTTGGATATGGATTTATATGTAAAAACAGGAGAAAATGAGTATACAATAAATATTAGAGGGGAGATCGGATCGGCTGTAAGCGGTGTTTTAATAGCTGAAACAATTGAACATCTTAACCGGGAGGGAGCGAAAAGGATTATTGAAAAAATCAATTCAAACGGCGGTTTTATAGAGGAGGGGTTTAATATTATTAACGCAAATTTATCATCAAACGCCACAATCGAAACTATTAACACGGGGGTTGCAGCCTCTATAGCCGCTGTAATCCTTGCAAGTGGGGACGTTCGTAAAGCTTACGATAATTCATACGCTTTAATCCATGATCCACAAATCAGCGGAGAATCTTTGGAGAAAGTCAAAGATGAAAACCTCAAAGCCAATTTAATCAAAGTAAAAAATACAATTGTTAAAACCTTAGTTGATGCCTGTAATCAGCCTGAAAATGTAATTAAGGATTTGATGAAACGTGAAACCGCTTTTACAGCAAAAGAGCAAAAAGAATTTGGTTTAGTTGATAAGGTTGTTAAAAGCCGTGTTAAGCCGCCAAAAACCCGTAATTTAAGCATGTTGGAGATAATGAACCATTATGATAAACAATTTACAAAAAACGCTTTAAAAACTGCTAATATGGAAGAACTAACAAATTATTTAAACCTTAACAGTGACGCAAGCGAGAAAAATATCCTTAAGGCCGTTCAGGCCATAAGTGATAAGTCCGAAACTTTCAAAAATCAGGCTTTGAAAAATAAGCTGGATTTAGAAAAAAAGGCCGCTGAAAACACGAAAATTAAGGAGGAGTTAACCGCTGCAAATGATAAGCTTAAAAGCTTTCATGATCAGGCTGTTAAAAATGCCGTTGACAGTGCTATAAATGCCGGTAAATTTTTGGAGGATCAGCGTGAAACTTTGACAGCGCAAGCCGCTAAAGATTTGGTATTTTTTAATGAAATGGTTTCAACCATGCCGGCGGTTCATAATTCTGTTATGAATCAGATCCAAAATGCCGGTAAAACAGACGGCAAAACCGAAACAAAAGAAACTGTTAAAGATTGGGATTATTACCAGAAAAATGATCCGGATTATTTGAAAAATCTTGAAATCAGCAATGTATCAGAATATGCAAAGCTTTATGAGGCTTATTGGAATGAGAAATATGAAATAACATCTAAAAATTAATATCATGGCTGAAATTAGACCAATTAAGTTTTCAAATGAGTTGCAAAGTCAACTATTTCCTGAAAATGAATTTTACAAAAAATCCATAACTGAAAGTGGGATCGGGATCAATGTTAATAAAGTGGAAATTCCACAGGCGGCCAACGCCGGGACGGTGGGAGTTGGCGAACCTTCAACTTTGCCGTTAACCATTACAAAAAGAACTGATGATATAAAGGATTATCCAGTTTCGCAGCTGTATATGGAAGAACCGGTTTTAATAACTGATGAAAACGAAATTGTAATTAATTACAATAAAAGGGCTGATATTCAAACCTCTATGGCTCTGGCTATTAATACAAAAGCCGGAGATATTGCAGCAACGGCATGGGGATCGAACGCAAACATAGTAAGGACAACGGATACAGCCGTTAGAGCAACCGAAATTGTAGGTGCAACCGGAAATAGAAAACGGATCGCATATGCTGATTTAGTAGGCTTAAAAGGTGTTATCAATAGAATGAACGCTCCTCCCGGCCAGTGGTGGGGACTTCTTACTCCTGCAATGATCGATGATATTTTTCTAATCGATAAGTTAACCGATGCCGATAAAGTACAATTGGCAAAAGTTCAGGATGGAGACGTTGGTATGATCTTTGGAATCCGTTGGATGATGCGCTTCAACGAGACTTTAGGCCATAACGGCATTTCTTATTCAAATGATGCAACACCTGTTAAAAACGCTTTAGCGGCGGCGGTTGCGGCTGATGATAATGGAGCGGCGATCATTTGGCACAATAGACTGGTTCGCCATGCAGAAGGCCATGCAAAAACCTATATAAACCGGGATAAAGCCGAATATTTAGGAACAATCATAAATTCAAAAGTTCGCTTTGGTGGTACTTTTAACCGGGCTGATGAAAAAGGGATTGTAGCACTCGTTGAAACCGCCGGAGCTTAAAATTTTGAATTATGGAAATTCCAAAATGTAAGGATAAAACACTTATTGAGGGGAGCAAAAAATATTTTGATAATAATAAAAAAATTAATCAAATTTTTGTGACTCCAGACGGCCAATATTTTTTGAAGTATAAAGATACTATTCATCATGGTTTAGTAACTACAACACAGGCTCAAATTATTAGCCGGGATATGCTAAAAAGCGGTTCAAAAGAACCTCAGAAAAAAAAGGGAGGAAAATCAATCGATAAAAAGTAAATTATGGCAAAATTAACGTTTAATATCGGTCAAGGTGGTTTAGGCCGTCCGTTGACCGGTAAAGACTATTACAGCGGCTTTTTATTTGATTCGGCTGTTTATCCTTCTGGTTTTTCAGCTGGTGAACCAATTAAATTATTGGCAAGTTTGCAAGACGCTGAAAATCTGGGTATTGTAGATGACGGGACGGGTGAAACGGTTGCAACCGGTGGAGCTGTGCAAGTTACAGCGGTTGGAGCGGCTGGAGATACTTTTACAGTGGCAATAAAAAGCACACGCAACCCATCTATAGAACTTTGTACAATTATTCAAGGATCAGCCGAAACAGTGGATACGCTGGCAAGCCGGATCGCAGACGGGATTAACGCAAATTATAACGCAACGGGTTTTACGGCCTCCGCCGCAACTGATACCGTTACAATTGTAATGGCTGCAAATTGGGGTGAAGCTTTTAACACGGCTGGTTTAAGTGTTGATACAAACGGAGCTGGAACAACCGTTGTAACTCAGTTTGACTCCGGAGTTGGATCGATTTTATCAATTATGCATTATCATATTTCTGAATTTTTCAGAATACAGCCAAAAGGGCTTTTATGGTTTGGTATTTATGATGAAAGCGGCGGTTTAGACGGTGATCATATTGAGGATATTGTTAATTATTCCGATGGAGAAATAAGACAAATTGCAGTGTTTATGCAAACCGCTTGGTCAACTTCTGACATGGGTATAATACAAGTTGCGATCGATAAATTACAAACTGAATATAAGCGCTTAAATGCCGTTTATTCAGCTGATCAATTAGGAGATACATTAACGGCTTTAACAAGTTTACGTGCGCTTACTTATGACCGGGTTTCCAGCTGTATAGGTCAGGACGGCGGAGCGGAGGGCTGGAGATTAGTTGACGTTGAAGGAATTTCAATCTCCTGTATTGGTGCATGTTTGGGTACTATTGCGCTTTCAGCGGTTCACGAAAATATAGGCTGGGTTGCACAATTTAATTTAACAGGCTTTGAACTTGATGTACTGAGCTTTACAACGGGCGATCTATATAAAGCAGTAAGCGCTCCAACAATTCAATTATTGGATGATCGTGGTTATGTTTTCTCCTTAAAATACATAGGTAAAAGCGGATCATATTTTAACGATTCTCCAACCGCAATAACGGAGGCTAATGATTATGCATATATTGAAAACGGTCGAACAATAGACAAGGCCGTTAGGGGTGTTAATTTTGCATTAACTGACTATTTAAACGCTCCTCTTTATGTCGATCCGATTAATGGACAATTAACAGACCTGACAATATCAACTTTTGCAAACGCCGCTTCAATTCCTTTGGAGGATATGGAGATTAACGGGGAGTTAAGTGGGTATAGTGTAATTATTGATCCAACGCAAAACGTAATTGCAACAAGTGAGCTTGTAATAACAATTAAGCTTGTACCGGTGGGAGTTGCACGGGAGATCGTTGTTAATATTGGTTATAGTCTTACATTAACTTAAAAAATTTAAATATGACACAAGAAATAAAATTCCCATTTGGGGAGGCTGATGTTCAAGCTTTAAGCGCAACCGGTGATCAGGATTTAACGGTTTCCGATGCTTTAACGATTTTAGACGGAGTTACAAATTCAGCTTCAGGAAATCGAACTATAAACTTAACAATCGGAGACGGAACACCAACCGGAGCAATGGTTGTAATTAATAGTAAAACCGCCGGAACTGAAACTTTGACCTTTGGAACTGGTATAACGGGAGCGGTTTTAACGGGCGTAACTGGAAAAACATTTGGAACTATTTTTGTATTTGACGGAACAAATTTTATTCAAGTTTCGACTCCGATCCAAATTGATTAATATTTAAAATTTTGTATTATGTCAAAACCTCTAATAAATGGCAGGGCTTATGATTATGCCGATATTCAGTTATCAGTTTTAGGAGCGCAAATTAACGGAGTAACGGAGATAACTTATACCAGCGAACAGGAAAAAACCAACAATTTTGGAACTGGTATTTTTCCAGTTTCCAGAGGCCATGCAGGCCGGGATTGCAGCGGATCGTTAGGCTTAAATATGAATGAAGTTGAAGCGCTCCGGGGAGTTGCACCTTTTGGAGATTTGTTAAATATTCCTACTTTTGATGTAGTGATAGTTTTCGGAAATGTAACAAATCCTAAAACCCACGTTGTAAAAAATGTTGAATTTACAAATGATGGAGTTGAAACTTCACAGGGAGACACGGCCATAAACAGAGTATTTGATTTTGTGGCCTCCCACGTGGTTTATTCTTAATCTGGTAATGCATGAAGAAAAAAACAATTATTGAGCATAAAGGGGCTAAAATCGATGAATATACAGCAAAATATGAAGGTAAACAATATAAATATACAATTCAAGAACCAACATTTGAGCAACTTTCAGCGGCCTTAACTGAAAGTATGTCCTATTCTGGTAAATTGAACATGACCGGAGGCGGCAAAGTGATTTTTGAATTATGCTGTATTGAATACGATCCCCAAATTGAAAAAATTGGTAAACTTTTGCTTTCAATATGTTTGAATCTTTATGATGAATACGTTTTACCGGCTGAAACTGATATAAAAAAAAATTAGAAAATTATCATTTGGATGATCGGAAAATCGGACATGCTCACATTATAGCGTTGATCCGATTTTTTTATAAAATCGAACCGGAGGAGCTGGATATTGATCAATTTTGTAAGCTTCAAAGCGAATTAATGTTTCTGTCAAAAATCGGACTTTTAAACGTCAAATTTAATGCCTGATACTGAAAGAGTAGAATATATTATTTCGTTGCGTGACAAGGCCACAAAAGGCTTAACACGAATGACTAAGGCCGTTAATACAAATGACCGGGCTTATAAAAAATTAGGTCAAACCATAACCCGGTTTATAAGTGTTGCAGCTATTGGAGCGATTCTTAAAAATTCAGTTCAAAAAATGATTGAATTTGAGAAAGCCGCTTCAAATCTTAGTGCAATAACGGGAGCAACCGGAGACGATCTTGAATATATGAAACAAAAAGCGCTTGAAATGGCTGGAGCAACCACTATGAGCGCAAAAGAAACAATTGAAGGATTTAAATTAATTGCATCGGCAAAACCTGAATTATTAACCAACGCCGCCGCTCTTTCAGCTGTAACCAAGGAGGCGATCACTTTAGCGGAGGCCAGTGGTTTAACCTTACCAGAGGCCGCAAAAGCATTAACAGGAGCTTTGAATCAATTTGACTTATCAGCGGATCAATCAAGCCGGGTGATCAATGTTTTGGCCGCCGGTTCTAAATTTGCCGCCGCTGAAATTCCAGACTTAACAGCAAGTCTGGAGGAGTTTGGAGGAGTTGCGCAATCTATGAATTTAAGCGTTGAACAGTCAGCCGCCGCCGTTGAAACACTATCAGCTAAAAATTTGAAGGGTGCAAGGGCTGGTATCCAATTAAGGAACGTACTTTTGAAGCTTGGAAGTTCAACGGATTCACGGGTTAATCCTAAAATTGTAGGACTTTCAACGGCCTTGGAAAATTTGTCAGGTATTCAGGACAATACAACGGAATTAACAAAAATGTTTGGTCGCCAAAACGTTTTAGCCGCTCAAACACTGATTAAAAACCGCAAAAGAGTTGATGAACTTACTAAGTCTATGACCGGTACAAATATTGCTTACGAGCAAGCCCGGATCAATACGGATAATTTAGCCGGAGATTTTGACCGGTTAAGCTCATCATGGGAGGTTTTAGTAATCAATATGAATAAAGGCGAAGGAGTTATTTCAACGGCTTTAAGAAATATTACAACTTTTGCAACTAAATTTATTGAAAAACTTTCTTTGATGAATAAAAGCCAAAAAGAATTAAATGAATCCTATTCATCAGAACGAATGCAAGAATTTGTTGAAGGAAATAAGGCCATAAAAACACGGGATGAACTTTTTGGAAATTTAGTAAATTCAATAAGTGAAGTTAGAAAACAAAATGCAAGGCTTGTAAAAG